ATCAACCTGAGTTTTGTTATCATCTGGACAGGTAACTTTTAAGTCTGCAACCTCTCCAACTGACTTTGCACGAATATTGATAAAAATGTACTCCATGTCAAATAGAGGCATTCTATCAATATTCAACTCACCAAAACAACAATTCTCAATCAATTTTTTGATTGCATCATAGATTGCATTCTCATCTCCTGTTTGTTGTGCAATCAACAACAACTTCTCTTCTTTTACAAGAAAAGGTCTAAATTTAATTTCCTCATCGGTAGAGGGCACTGTCAGCCGGTACTCCGGCGTATTCATCTTTGGTAATGACATAATATTTTCACCTATGTTATAATGTTAATTATCCAAATAAAACTGAAGCCCTTGACGCTGGACTCGTAGCTACTCCTTGATTTATTGCTCCTGTTAGTGGACCTGCTAGTTCTGGTGGTAAATCTTCGATAAATGGAAACCCATCTTTTTCGTTTCTGAACTCTCCAACCGAAAGATTGATTTTTCCTCTGTTTGGTATTGAGAGGTCTCCAATTCTGAATGGATTCCATCTGGTATATGCCCATGTTACATCAAACGTAGCAATTTGGTCAGTCATGTCGTGTCCAAGGTCTATTGAACCAACTGTTTGAGGCCAACATTCAAATATCTTTACTCCGTATGTTTCTGTAAATCTTGGAGGTAGTATTGGTTGTTGTGCTTGCGAATCCCCCGCCTTTGGTTCATTAGGAACTCCAGTTAAATCGTTAAGAGCTCTAGTGAATCCTTGTATTCCATTGCTAATTTTATTTGCTACAGAATCTTCATTTTTTGATTTACTGGTACTTAATGGATTTCCCTTACTTTGTACAGTAGACCTAGTAAATACTTCAAAACTTGAAATATATTCATCGTAATAATTGAAGTTTCCAGTTAGGTCATTGTATATGAGTTTTTGCCATGCATCAAAGAATAACTTTATTTGCATAGCTCCATCACAATAAAAAGTTGTAGTCAATGTTCCATATTGAATAGATTGTGGATATGGGTATGCAGGACCATAATTTCTATAAAGTCCAATATTAAATGTCTTTTCTGGAATAGAAACTTTCCTGCAAAACAAATCTAATTTAGTATCTTCTCTTCTTGATTTAAATTTTCTATCACCACCATATAAAGTAGACCCTGCAATTTTTGCTTGTTTGAATGCATCTTGAATACTACCTTGACCTGAACTTTGCGATAGATTTAGAATATGAGTTTCATGTTCCAAGCTACTTGGTTTTACATTCGACCTACTTGCATCTGGAGCTTTTGGTGCGGCAATTCCTCTAGGACAATCAAAACGAACTTTGAAATTGACGGGCATTTGAAATCCCTCGCCACGTGCAACAATGGTTCGTATGAGGTCTACATCTCCACCTTTAGATTTTACTCTGGTGTCCTTCTTCTCTTCAAGTACACCTATTTTTCTAAGGATTCCTCTACTTCTTTCTTGAGATAATCCTACTCTGAAATCAAACTTTCCTGCCTTTACTCCGTTTCTAAAAACTGCCATATTTCCTCAGTATTGTGACTTTGACCATTTCCATACTGTAGATGCATCTGCTTTCTCAAATTGTTGTATTGGAAGTGCAGCTGCATACGCCCAATCTTCTCCACTGATACCATAGAATCCTTTACTTCTTACTTGTCCGTACAAATATCTTTTGATACATGGTATCGCTGGTTTAAATCTTGATATGACATTAAAGGTCAATCTTCCTAGTTTGAAATCTGCATCCAGATTACCACTACCACCTTGAGCTTTGATAAGTCTTAATAATAAATCAGTCCTTGCATTGGGTGGTAAGTAATGTAGATTGATTCCATAAAATCCACCTTTTGCATAATCGAATGGTATAACTAATGGGTAAACATCGTACCAAGGTAACTTCTTTTCCCATTTTGGGTCATACGTAAACAGATACATTCTACCGATGGATGGTAACCTTATCACACCAGTATTTCTATCTGTCATCAATTCACGGCGACTTGCAGTTGGAGGTTTTGAACCCCTTCTAACTCTATTGATTATACCTTTTAACCAATTCATAGCTTGTCTTCCTTTTGCTTTAACAGAAGACAAAAAATCGGTTGCTACTTTATCTGCCATAATATGAATATTTATGAGGATTTATGTGGTCTTCGGTCATTATAAGAAATTTCCAACCATGTCTTTCGCAAAGTTCATTTGCAGCTTTCCATTTGGCTTGGTTTCTGCCCCACTCATGAGTTTCGTATATGAATCTCTTTGTGACTCTGGATGGTTTCTTTGGGGGTTTGGTATATTTCTTTGGTTTGATTTCTATGATAAACTTCTCATTATTTGATGTCTTAACGTAGAAGTCTGGAAAGTATCGATGTCTCTTTCCATCAACTGGTGAGATGTATGGTATGATTATTTCCTCTGAGCCCCATTCAACGATTTCGGGATTTGTATCACAGTAAACCATAAACTTACGTTCCCAAAGGGACCGATATACTATCTTGGTTATGTCTCCCCGATACTTCTTTCGGTTGCTGGGTCTGAACTTTCCCTTATATGACATAAATACTTTTATCTATAGGAATACTTATGCAAAATTTTATAGCACAAACTATGAGGCGTTTTGGTTTAGCGCCAGATAACAAAGCGAATACAACATCTGCAAAACCAGACTCAGATGTAGGTGGTGCTAAAGACCCACTTGCACACATGAAAGTTCAAGGAGATAAGTGGAGTTATACCACTTTAGAATATCCTCTTGACTTACAAACTAGGTCAGACCTTGGACACTATATGTTGTTCTATGTTAATGTTCCAGTAAACTCTAATTACAAAACTGGAGTGCATGGAAATGGAGATTATCAAGTAGGAAAAGAACTAGGAACCAAAAAGAAAAATACAAATTCAAGAGGATTTTTCTCAAGTATGGGAGGTTCTTTAGAAAACAGAACACTTTCTCCACAAGAAAAGCAACTACTACAAAGACAAGAAAAATCATCTAACTCTAAAACAGGAACAGGTGAAAATGCAGGGGAAAGAAATAAAATAGTACAACGAACACACCATCAAGGAACAGTCGCAGGACAGTTAAATGTACAAAGATTGACCAGAACAAATAGTGCAATTGCTCTTTATATGCCTCCACAAATTACTGCAAATTATATGTCTGCATATAAAGAACAAGAAATGGGTGCAATGGTTGGTATGGGTGCAGAAGCTCTTTCAGGAGTTAGAACAGGTGCATTAATGGCAGGTGCAAATCCAGCAGGAGTTGATGCGTTTAAGAGTACAATGGCTATAGCTGCAGAACAAGTAAAGAAAGCTGCAAAACAATCTTTGAGTGCTGCAGGAGCAGATATCATAGGTGCAGCTGAAAAGGCAGGAAACATTGCACAAAATAATTTCATGGAGATTATGTACTCTGGTCCAACTTTTCGTAAGTTCTCATACACATGGAAATTTACACCAAAGAGTCCAAGAGAAGCTAAAGAAATTGATAAAATTATAAGAACTTTCAAATTTCATATGCTTCCAGAGATGAGTCCAGATAAAATGGGAAGGTATTATATTCTACCAGCTGAGTTTGATATATTCTATATGTTTCGGGGTGATGAAAATACTTGGATAAACAAAATTACATCTTGCGTTTGTACAGGAGTTGATGTCAACTATACACCAACTCAATATCAGTCACTAAGACCAGTAAGTGGCAGAAATGGGTCTCCACCATCAGAAATTGATTTCAAGTTGGATTTTATGGAAACGAAACTAATCACCAAAGAAGATATTTTAGAAGGATTCTGATGTCTTATTTTAATAGATTTCCAACCATTCTCTATGACCCAGCTGGTGTAACGAATCCTGTACTGGTAACAAATATTCTGAAACGTGTTCGTTTGAGGACAAACATGAAACGAGAGATTGTTCTTTTGGACAAGTATGATGTTCAGGAGAATGAGACTCCAGAAATAGTTTCAGATAAACATCATGGGTCTCCATATTATCATTGGGTTGTTCTCATGACAAATGGTATAACTGACCCATTTCATGACTGGCCAAAATCAACCAGAGAACTTCAGTTGTACATTGCCGGAAAGTATGGTTCAAATATAAACAGTCCTCATCACTATTATGTCAATCAAGTATCTGGTGATACTACACAAAGAATAGAAGTGAACTCAAATTATCCTAATGCAATCACAGTCACTAACTATGAATATGAGGTTGATTTGAATGAAACAAAAAGGTCAATAGACTTATTACGAAATGAATATCTTTCTGCGTTTTTGGAAGAGTTTGACAGACTTATACTTTAATGGATAGAAACGTATCTCAATCGGTAGGAGATTACGATCTAGGACAGGTTGCTGTCTTTGGTAGTTCGGGAACTCCTATCAACATCACAAATCAAGTACAAGAACTCAATATCTATCAAGATATTGATACTCCTTTTATTACAGGTTCACTTGTAATAAGTGATGCACAAGCTGTATCAGAAATCACTCCATTCTTAGGACAGGAGAGATTAGTATTCACTCTCAAAACTCCAGGCGGATTTCCTTTAAACTTTACAGATTATCATGCAGTCATTTATAATGTTCAAAGAAGATTTCAAGATAGTGAAAGGTCACAAACACTTTTATTGAATTTTACGACTCTTGAATGTTATAGAAATGTACGAAAGAAAATATCAAGGTCTTTTAGTGCTAACATTTCAGAAATCGCATTTGAAATTTTGAAATCTGATGAATTCTTAGGTTCAAAGAAATCATTGTATATTGATACAACTGCAAACATACGAAATTATGTCTGTCCAAATCTAAGACCATATCAGATGTTGAAGTTTCTCAAAGAAGAAGCTGTTACACCAGAACAACAACCATATTTTGTATTCTTTGAGAATGGTAGAGGAATACACTTTCGTTCCATTGACAGTCTTATAGGTGGCCAAGGTTCAACTTCAATGCCTCATGTTCGTGCATACAAATATCAACCAAGAAAAACCAACAGGGAAATTGATGAAGGAACATCAACCATATTGAGTTGGGAACTTGTAGACAGTTCCAATACATTGACAAATGGTAT